TTGACGGCACTGGCAAGATTAAGGACAGCGCCGAAACAGCGAAATTGCGCGCACCTGTAGTTGTCGAAGTTGATGAAGACGAAGGCGTTGCAACTGTATTTTTAGGTTAATTTCGGAAGAATTTTAGGAAGGAGTGAAGATTATGCCGTTTGTATTATCTCAATTAACAGGAGACATCTATAGAAAAGCTCATGAACAGAATATGACACTTTCTATGTATTTAGAGACGCTTGATCCTTCCCCCGAAGGAAGCAAGCTTGACGCTTTTGAAAGACTTCTCAAAGAAGCAGGAATAATTACGCAGAGTATACCGGAAAGAAATATTTTTGCATCTCAGGTTGATGCCTTTTTCAGAACAGAAGAAAATAAATACCTGTTCCCTGAATATGTTGCAAGAACACTAGTTCAGTCCATGACTGAATTCCCGCTTTATCAATATCTTGTTGCAAAAAGGACAGGTATAAACGGTGGGGTTTACGAGGCACCTTATCTTGATCTTGACGATCCTAAGAACAAGAAAGCTGCTGAAATGAGAAGGGTAACAGAAGCCGCTGACCTGCCAAAAGCTACTCTTAAGATTGGTGCTACAGCAATTAAGCTGTACAAATATGGTAGAGCAGTTGGTATTTCCTATGAGGCTTTCAGAAGAATGACAATAGATTTGTTCCAGATACTCATAAACAGAATTGGAACAGAAGCTGCAAACAATAAGGTTGCTGAAATCCTCACTGTTATCAAAGACGGTGACGGGAATAATAATGCAGCACCGGTAATTAAGCAGACGGATCTGGGTGCTCAGGCTGGAGACAAGCTTTCGAGAAATTCGTTGGTTCGTTTCCTGCTTAAGTTCTATCCAATTGGTGGGTGCGATACTGTTGTCGCCAATGAAGATGGACTCTTGCAAATACTGAATGTCTTGTACCCAGAAATCAGTGCAGCTACATTAGCTGATCAGGTTATCAGTCAAGGGCTCAATATTTCAGTGAGAATGCCTCAGAACTTGGTAACAAATTTCACACTGCTTTATAGCCCTGACATTGAGAAAATTAACGGTAAAGAAGCCATTTACGGTATCAACAAGGCAACCTGTATTGAGGAAGTCTACGAATTAGGCTCCACAATTCAGGAAGCTGACATCAATGTAATCAATCAGACAAAAGCGGTCACAATTTCCGAAACCAGTGGATTCCGCAAGATTTTCAAAGACAGCGCTAAAATCCTTGTTCTCGACTAAGGGGGTGACCCCTTATGCCTAACAAAATACTAACCAGTGAAGGTTGGGAAAAACGGGTACGCTCAAAGCTGGGTGTACCCGATGCTTACCTTCCAGATGAAGATATTCGACAGTCAGATGTAATTGACATAGCCGAGGCCACTATAATTAAAATGGTCCCGGATTATGAGAGCCTTGAAGGTGACGACAAAGTGTTTCTTGAGGCTGCCGTTGTTTGTGAATGCGCTGCTTTGCTATGTTTGAGCATGCCTGCAAGGTTACCAAACAAGGAAACTGGCCCTCATGAATCCCATTCGATTTATACGGACTGGAACAAGACAAAAGCTGATCTTGAAGCGGAGCGTAATAGATACATTGGCATGATTTCAACAGTATCATTCCCGGACATTCCGCACTTTACAATAACATAAGGCGGTGATTTTAATGTCATACGCTGGTAAATTTTTACGAGCCAGAGGGCAAACCGCAATTATTGAACGGGATGTGCCTGTTGAAACAAAGGTATCTATTAAGCGTTCAACAAGATCAAATAGTTCTCCCGGTGCCCGTGAAGCGTTTTGGGAAGGTTTGATTCTTGCTGAAAGCAACCTGCAAAGCGGCGAAGTCATTAACATTAACGGCATCAGATACCTTGTCCAAACAGCTGATCCCGATCCTGCGTCCGGTGAATATGCCTTTTTTGCCGCAAAGACCAATGCTGTTGTAACCCAGAAAAGATATGAGGAATACCTTGACGAGAACAACAACATCGTTAAGGGATGGAATGACATTAATACCAACGTTCCGGTTTTTGGTATGGTTGTGACAGCGAAATTGCGGCAAGAGGACCCGGGATTGCTTGACCAGACAAGATATGTTATTCAGGCACCGAAATGGATCAATGCCAAACTACTTGACAGGATAGTTTTGGATGGCAACAATTATCAGATTGAAAGTATTGACCCTCTTTCACTAACAGGTGTATTAAGAATTCAACTTGGTCTTGATGTTAGAGGGGATTGAGATTTAAGGAGGCAAACCTTATGGGAAAGTATGAAGAATTTCTTGGTAAAAATTATACAGGTAGAATAAGAAATATGCTTGGTGCAGATGATAATCTATTGCCAGATTCAATAATCGATGCAGATATAAATATAGGTGGCATGAAAACTATAATTGCCCCGGTCGTTGAGAAATTAACACTCTTAGGAAAAATCAAAGATGAAAAAAGCTATAAACATCTTCAAGAAGCGGCCATTTATATTCTTGCCGGTATTCTTTGCATAGCAATGAAAAGCCGCACTTCTACACCACCTTATGACGCTCCTGAGTATAAGCGTAATTGGGACAAAAAACGCGAAAAGTTTATGCGGTACGGTAATGAAAAACTTAGGTGGATGATGCAGATGGGATAAAGTTTGATACACAAGCAATGATTAATGCCTTACGCCGTGAGCTGATTAAGTCTATGAAGCAGCTTCAAAAAGAACTACACAACGAAGCAGCACAGCTTATGCTTACCCGGGAAGGCGCTGAAAGCCTAAAGGACGAGGATATAACAGACATTGCGGATGTAATTACTGCAGCTATTTCCGGTGGTGCTTGGGCTGCTATGGATGAATGGGGTACTGGTTCTTGGATGGATCGGTCCAATCCAGCGTTAAGGGACTATATCAATAGCCCTTCTTGGAATCCAGTACGACATGGCTATAAAATTCGTACAAGACCTAATCAGCCCGGACAAGTTGATATATTTGGTAGACCTGTTAACGGTAAAGGCAAAGGCGGTGTTGACCTTGAAGCGGCAGGAGTTGTTAAGCCTCAACCTCCCTCCCATGCAATCCGTACTGCTGCACGCTGGATGGCTAACGGCAGAATGCAAAGGGTTGTCAAGCAGACGTTGGAAGCTTTCCCATATGGCAAGTACCTCAAAACGGATCAAAGGTAGGTGATGCTTTTGTTTGATCCGGAAAAAGATTTAACGGCCGTTCAGAATGTATTCCTTAATGATTCTGCATTGCTTAGTTTAATGGGCTTATCCAGTGCAACACCTCTTGAAAAAGCAAAGCAGATTATTAAGCGAAGCCAATATGATGATCTTACAGATGCGAAGAAACGGCTATGCATATTCTTTATACCATCACGACAAACACGAAATAGCGATCTTTTTGAAGAAGTCATTCAGATTGATTGTCATGTACCTATAACAGAGGATTACAAAGCAAGACAAATTATCAGTAGAGTTATTTATTTGTTAGATAGAAAAAGGCTAAATGGACGTATCTTAAAAATCGCAGGTCATTTAGGTGAGCTACCAACAGCACAAGGTTTTTATTGCTATGGAGTTCGGTTTAATTTTTATGAGCCATTATAAAAATCTTAAGAAAGGATGATGATTATGGGAAAAGATTATTTGCATATTAATGCTGGTATGGTCATATTCACAAAGTATGACCCCAAAACTGGTGCTTTATCTACCAACCCAAAGGATAAAAGAATTTGCACAGAAACGGTAGAAGGTATTACCCGAAAAAAGACAATCAATACATATGAACTTGCTAACGGAAATAGCAACTACCCTGCTGGCGTTTATGAGACTGGCGTTGCTTACCAAATAGGTATAACATTTACTACTCTGAACAGCGAAACGCTTGCATTCTTACAGAATGCTCCAATAAAGAAGGGATCCGGTACTATTAAAGAACTTGTTCAAACAAATATTCCGGCGGTTGCTCCTTACGAAATTGAGGCATTAGGCAAGATAGTCGGTGAGCCTACTATCCTTGATAGCGAGAGTACACCCTTTAATAAGGGATCGTCACCAGAAGAATTAGAGTCTATGGAATATGTCGTTATTCCAGGGACAGGTGATGAAAAAGATAAGATAGCATTCAGTGAAGAAGACGCAGGAAAACCGATTACCCTTGAATATGTATTTGAGGCTACTGAAGTTGAGGAATATGGCATAGACAAAAATGCAGTTAATCCTGTCGTGCAGATTGAAATTATCCATGAAACACTGTCAAGAGACAAGACAAAGCGTTATAAGAACAACTCAATAATCAGTAGGGCACAGTTGACAGGCGACATTGACGAAAATCTTGCAAGACAGCACGCACCAACTACACTCAACTTTACTGCTATTGAGCCTATTGGCAGCCAGGTTGTTGTCAACCGTAAAACAGAAATTCCTCTTTAATCTTAAATAAATAGGAGGGTTGCTATATGAGCAGCAAGGAGGCAAGAACTCCGGTTCCGTTTTCAGTAATGGCAGGCGAGCCGGAGCTTTTTATTGCGCAAAATAAAAAATACCATATTAAGCCGATGAAGATTGGCGATGCTCTAAAATTTATTGATGACAAGGTTATAATTGAAGCCCAGATTTTTAACCTTGCGGCCAAAGAAAACCGTGAAAAGATTAATTATTATCTGTCAAAATACTGTACCAATGAAAAAGGCGAGCCGATGTCTCTTGAATCTGCAATAACTGATGACTGGGATATCGTTGACCTTAAGAAATTTGTTCATAAGTTGTGTGACATATCGGGCTGACTGTGGCCCCGGCTGATAAAAAGCACGGGGCCGAAAAATACAAAAATATGTCCATTGATGAGCTTCGTTCCGAATGCAAGAAACGTGATCTTGAATTCGACGAAGCCCTTTCTGTTGATGAACTTATTGATTTACTGGTTGAAGATGACAAAAAGCCGACAGACTGGGGCGTTATATATGCACGCCTTCTCAATGCCGGTTTAAGATATGATGAAATACCGGAAAGAACTTTCCCGCAAATCAAGGCTATTCTTGGAGAATGGGCAAACATTATTACTCTTAGAGTGCCATTTAGCTTATTTGGTAATCCACTTTCAGGTGTTAATGATAGCAACAATGAAGAAACCACTCAAGAAGATGTTGAGGAATTCTTTAGTAGCTTCTAAAAGCGTGGTGATTCCACATGGATGATCAAAGCATTGTACGCATAATGCAAAAACTTGACCTCGATTATTCTCAGGCCATATTATCAACATTACATTTTCAGCAATCCATACAGGCATTGAATCAACAACTTGGTGGTATGAAGTCTATTGCCATACAAGCAGCTAAAGATATTAATAGAACATTTGCTGAACAGCTTGGGCAAGTAGCAGGAAGCAAAACGATTGTTGACCAGTATGGAAAACCATTAGTAACTATTCAAACGGAAGCAAAGAAGGCAACCTCTTCCCTGTCCTCTATGGCAAAAAGCGCAAAGTCAGCAGCAAGTGAAACGGCAACTTCTATGGAAGAAGCTACTTCTGCAATGAAAACACACGGTCAAACAGTCGAGGATGTTGCAAAGAAATATAATATCTTTGGTAATGAAATGCAAAGGCGCGTTTCTTGGTTTCTCACTGGTAAACTTTTCTATGGTTCTATAAATGCAGCAAAAGAAGCCATACAAACCATTTCCGAAGTTGAAATGGGTATGACGGAAATTGCCCGTGTCATGGAGGACTCAACGTTTGTATTTGAAGATTACCGGAATGAGCTTTTGAAATTGGGTGTTGAATATGGCCAGACTTTTGAGGTTGTTCAGGATATTGCCTTAAGGTGGGCTCAGGCAGGATATGGCGTAAGGGATAGCCTTGAACTGACAAAAACATCTTTGCTTGCCCTGAATACAGCAGAGCTTGATGCACATAACGCAACAGAATCTCTTATTGGTATAATGGCACAGTGGAGACTTCAGGCTTCCGACCTGATGCTTGTTCTTGATAAAATTAACAAGACCGCTGACGATTATACAGTAACATCACAGGATTTAATTGACGGGTTATTGCGTTCGTCAAGTGCTGCAAAAATAATGAACCTGTCACTTGATGAAACGATAGCATTACTTACTGTAATGCGCGAGGCATCCGGTAGAACAGGCCGTGAAGTCGGAAATGCCTTGAATTCCATACTGTCTTATATTCAAAGAGCAGGTTCCATCAATGTCCTTGAAAAAATGGGTATCCAAGTATTTGCAGATGCTGAAAGGACACAGTTCCGAAATGTATTGCGGATATTCGAGGACATAGCAGCTAAATGGAATACAGTAAGCGCTGAAATTCAGGATGGCTTTGTCAAGGCTGCTGATGATGCCGGATTATTTAATGAGGAATTGGCAACAGCACTCGGGCTACAGGAACAATGGAACGACTTGCAACAAAGGGATATTGCTCAAGCTGCTGCTGGAGTA